GGTTGTGGCAGCAGGAACCGTTAACACAATTAACGGTATGGTTGCGGACGGCGTTTTTTGAAAGCGTTTGTATGCGTTTGACATTATTTTCCAAGGAACCAAGTTTGCGCTTGGTCCTTGTTCTCCGTGACGATAGGCGTGTAGGTGGTGTTGAGCTGCAGAATGATCTGCTCAAGCGAGCGCACAAGCTGGTTGAACTGCTGCGGGTCGTAGCCTGATGGCGACGCGTTGGGCAGGCGGACGTTGGTAATCTTACTCATCTCATCCCATCCGGTTGGATATCCACCCGCAGCGTGCCATAGCGCCACCATCCGCCCAACTCATCGCTTTCAATGCGCAATTGAATCTGGCGGCCGCGCGCGCGAGTGCTAACAAACTGCGTGGTTGGTGTGATCGTATAAGGGTCCAAAGAGCTTGCTACTGCAGAAGCCTGTGGATAAGCACGCAAAAGCAGTCGCACTATCAGCTCCCCTACCTGACTCTTAAAGTCAGGGATGAACTTTTGCATCAGCAGCATCTGATCCCCGTCACCAAGATCGAAGTAGCCAGAATATATAAAGGCGTCAATTGCCACGCCGTTGGCGTCCACACCGTCTTCCTGGTTGTACAGGTAACTGCGCCCTGCTGTGAGGCCGTAAATTGTGGTGATGGTGGCGTCGGTATCAAGCGGGTCATACTCTGTGGCCAGAGGTTTATCAAAGGTGCCAACGTCGGTCCATGCCGTGCGGGACATAGTGCCCACTGACCAGACGTTTTCCATGTAGTTGTAGGTCACAAAGCGGTTGACGTAGTCACTGCTCAATGACGGATAAAACCAGGTTACCTCGTTGAACTGGGTGTTGATGCCCACGTTCACAGCAGTCGCCTGTGCAATGTTTAGGTCTTCAAAAACGTAGTCCTGCACGGTGCAGGGAATCTTTTTGACCGTGCCGTCAAACACGAAGAACGCGTCCTTGCTCATCCAATACGCCACGCCATTGACGTCCGCAGCCGCGTGAGGCGCGAGGATGCCGCAGTTGGCACCCAGTTGCTGAAAGCCAAAGGTATAGGGCGGTCCAAGGTACTGTTGGCCATGAATGGACGTGTCTGTCCAAATCAGAATCTGACCACGTGAGCGCAGCGCCGAGATGATCTCGTTTCCGTCCGTGAGCCGTTGTCCGCCGGCCGTGTTGGTTGCAGTGGCAACAAAGTCGTTGATGTCCTCTTGCGAAGAAAAGCGCACAAACATCGGGTCCTGGGTTGTTGGGCTACTCAACGTGGACTCCGTGCCAAGACACACCAGGTGGCGGTCAGGGGTGGATACCAGCGCAAATTTGGATTTAGTAGGCGCGCCGGAGATGGCCGTGGCCCGCGTTCCGAGGCCCGAGGTGGGATTCCACTCGTAGATGCCGCCATCAACCAACTGCAGGATAAGGAGCTGGCCAAAGTTGTCAAACTGCCAGACCCGGGCAAGCAACGCCAAGGCAGCTGAAGCAGGACGGGGCGTGCCCCAGGTGCTCAAGCCCCACGTGCCGGTGCCCCAGCCAAAGTCAACAAAGCTGATGTCGCTCCCGACGTTGATCTGGTAGGTCGCTGTTGCCGCGCCGGCCGTTGTCGTGGAGGTCGCCGAGGTTGGGGAGACGATTGTGTAAGTGCCAGTAGTGAGGACCTCTTGAATTTCAAACTCGTTGGTGAGGCTGGCATTGGTAATACCCCCTGGATTACCTGAGACGGCGCTAAAAGTGACAAAGTCACCCTGCACCGCACCATGGGCCGCGTCATTGACAACCACCGTGGTACTGCCGCTGGTAGTGCTAAAAGTACATGCACCAGAGGCCCGAATGGGAGTGATATCGGCCCACGAGCCGCCGTAGAACGCATAGACCTTGCGGTTTGTTCCAAGGGCTACGTAGGGGGAGCCCTTCAGGTCGTTCCAGGTAAAAATGTCACTGATAGAACCCACAAAGCTCACCAGCGTGCTACCAAACTGCGTCCACCCACCCATCTTCTCCGGCAGGCCGTAACGAAAGCGCACGTAGTCGCTGTCGACCCAGCCGCCTTCAGCGCCGTACTCGGTGTTCTGTTTGTCGACGCCTGGCTTGAGAAAGAGCCGAAGAAGTGGCATTATCTAAACCCTGCTGTTTTCTTTGCAACGGTCTTGGGTTGCGCTACGAACTGTTTCCCGGCCTTTTTGCCAGCACGCTTTGCACGGGTTGTAGCAGCGTACTCAGCAGGGGTCAAGGACTTGATTGCGGCCTCCGGTAAATAGCGTTCCCCGGTCTTGCTCGAGGGCTTTCCGGACTTAGTGCGCCACTTCTGCTCGCCCCAGTCTTTTAGGGATTTCTGAGGGGCTTTCATGTCAGTCCTTGTATCCGCCGCCTGCTTTTTTATAGCGCTGCGCCACCATCTGTGCTTTTCTCGCGGACCACTGCCCTGCGCCTGTGCCCGCTGTGGCTTCTGCCTTCACGGCGTTAAAGATGCGCTTGCGCAGTTCGGGTTTGGTGTAGTTGCCCGCAGCGTTGACCGTGGACTTTGCCTCACCGCCTTCTTTGTACGAAGCAGTTTTAGCTGCATTGGCAAAGTCAGATTTCTTAGGCGCGCCTTTAGAGCCTGGACTCCTCATTGATTCACCAGAGCCGGCCGCGATACGTTTCTTTTTTGCAGCGATGTTGGCATACAAACCGCCCCCTGCTGCTTTTTTAACCACTGCAGGCTGAGAGTTATTTTTCTTCATGTGACGCGTCTCCACTCAGGTTTGCCATCACCCCGGCTGAAATGTGGCGTATCCAGAATCTTAATGCCGTTTCCGCCCCAGGAGTTAAGGGGGTGCAGGGATTCCCAATAGGCACCCAATGGCGCAAGTATTTGCTTGTCGTAGATCAGCTTGCCGTTTTGGAAGAAGTTAAGGTCCACCGCCAGGCGCTTTAAATGCAAGGAGTTCATGGTATTGCTGCGGCCTGTTTTGACGTAAACGGCTTGCTGTTCGGGCGTGCGGGCGAGTTCTCCGCCGGTGACCATAAAGCCCTGAGCAGACGCGTACTCCACGAGTCGGCACATGTCCCGCAAAAAGGCTGCTTGTTCTTGGCTCAGGCTCATTTTGCGCTCCTCATTTCGGCTAGCTTCTCTACAGTCCTGCCTCCGAAATAGGCACCCATGATGAGCATGCCCCAATTCCCCAACAATTGTACGTAACTTTCGTTGGCGTTGTACCCAAAGGCGCTCATCATTGCAAACACGGAATACATGGTGAAGATAGCGATCAGGCTCATCGGTCGGATGTTCTTGGACAGCCAGGAGTCGCTGGACATGTCTGCTTGCCAACGGTCTGTGATGTTGTTGGCATCGGCTTGTGCAGCCTTTGCCAGCAACTCCAACTCAGCCATCTCCAGCTTGGCTTTCTCAATGCCTAGTTCAAGCAAACGCTCTTCATGCTCATGTTCGAGCTGACGAAGTTTGCTAACCTCTTCCGGGCTGGGGTTATCTGAGATTTTTACGCCAAGGGTCTGCTCAACAACCTCTTTTCCCTTTGCCTGGATCGCAGACGATAAAAGGCCCAGACCATTCTGGGCCAAAGTTCCGAGCAGTGATGCGACGATTGGAATCATCTAAGTTCTCCTTACATAGTTGCCCCCGATGCAGCAGGAACCGTCGTGATCTCAATTGCCACGGACTGTTTAAGGTCCAGTGGCTGCCCGCAATCGGCGCAGGCGTCTGCGTCGATCTCGGATTGATCCAGGTCGTAGCCGCACGCACCGCAGAGAACCTCTACAGCGTGTGCAGGCTCGATGCCGCCGTCAGGCAGCGTCCGTGATGGGCTCTGCAGTCTCATCGGGTTTTGCCATCTCTGGCACTTGGATTTGGGGCTGCACTTCCGCGTGGATGGCATTGACAATATGAAGCACATCGCCGCAGGGGCGATTACCCAGGTATTGCAGGATGCCGTTCACGAGTTGCAGGCTTACTTTGACGTCTTCATTCATGGATTTTTCTCCAGAGCATCGCTGAAATGGGGCAGCGATGGAACCCCACAAACATTATGCCGCAGGGGCCCAGGGTAAGGCCTGGGAGGTTGGCGACACCGGAGGAGTGATCATGCTGTCAATCTGGCCCTGCACGCACGCCTGCATATTGCTCACGGTCTGCGGGTCAGCCCAGCCAACCACTTGGGCTTGGGTCAGTTGAGCGTAGGGCGTGAACGCCTCGCCCTGCTGGATGGTGAACTGCTGACTGAAGCCAATGTCGGCGGTGTATGTGCCGTCTACCCCAGCGACGAGGTAGTTGACGTTGACAACAACATCGGTCTGCCCTGCCTCTTGAGGCAGCGTGTACATCTGGGTTACGGTGGTGGTAAAGATAGTCATGGTAAGTCCTTTAGTTAGATTCAAGTGCCACAATGCGGGCGGTTAGGGAAGTGATGAGGGCTTGCTGTTCTTGGATGGCTTTAATAAGCATGGGAACAAAGACGCTGTACTTTACCGACTTGGTGGTTGTTTCAATGACATTGCCTTCAGTATCGCGGTCAAGTGAAGTATCAATCATCCCCGGAAATACCGCTTCTAACTCTTGAGCAACGACACCAATTTGTTTTGTGGTGCTACCAATGAGATTGTAGTTGCGAACTTTGACTTGCATTAAATCTGCAAGTTTAGGCGTTGCATCAATAATATTTTCTTTTAACTTTGCATCCGAAAGTGAGCCATAAGAATTGTTTGCGTTTACAACATTACCGTTTCCAAATATATATAGCCTATCTGCACCACCAGCCGAACAAATAAAATTGTAGGACGAAGTGTTGTCGCAGTTAGAACCCAATTGCAAGCGTAAATTTTCATCACTGCTTACATTTCTTGTGTTTTCAAAATGAACAACACGCTGGCTTGAATCACTTTGATATACGTTTAATCTGGCACTAGCGGTACTTGACGTTCCTCCAATAATCACATCGCCGCCGTAGGGTTGGATTGTCATGTCCCCAGCAGACGAGCCGCCAGCACTCATCTGTATGTAAGGCAGGTCGCTAGGGCCAGAGCCAAACTGCAATGAATATCCCGATGTGCTTTTGGGCGTGATGTTGAAAGCCGCCAAAGAATATGCGGTTGCTAAAGATGACGCATTGCTTGTTCCACCAACAACGGCTAGTTTTGCAACAGGTGAAGTAGTGTTAATCCCCACGTTTCCGCTGGAGTCAATGGTTTGGCGCACATTGCCATCACCGTCCGACAGCACGATGAAGTTGCTGCCAGTAGCAGAGATGGGAGCAGCAGAGCCGCTGTAGCTGCCGATGACTACGTTTTTGCCGCCTGTTGTGATGGATACACCAGCAGCATGACCAATGCCCGTGTTATTGCCGCCGGTCGTGACAGCCTGTAGCGCCGTTGTTCCAACAGCCACGTTGTTGTTTGCCGTGGTGTTGAACTGCAAGGCTTGGTAGCCAACAGCCACGTTGTTCACGCCGGTAGTGTTGGTGCTAAGAGCAGTATGACCAAGCGCGGTAAGCTGTGCGCCGGTTGTATTTGCAGTTGCCGCCGAAGCTCCTACAGCCACGTTGTTGGCGGCGGTGGTGTTGGCGTATAGTGCGTTTAAGCCGATTGCTGTATTTTGTGCGCCAGTTGTATTTGCATAAAGCGCCTGTGTACCAATAGCGGTACTGCTACCACCTGTTGTGTTGTTGTACAAAGCGTCTTTACCAACGGCAGTATTTGCTGAACCTGTTGTGTTTGCTTGCGCGGCGTTTAGGCCAACAGCAACAAGGTCTGCTCCAACGGTGTTGGATTTAGCGGCGGCATAGCCAATTGCTGTTAGTGTTCCAGTTGTGTTTGACAATGCCGCCTGATAACCTACAGCCGTGTTATTACCCGCAGTGGTGTTTGCTTTCAGTGCCTCGCGCCCAATTGCTACGCAAGCAAACCCGCTTGTATTGGTGTAAAAAGCTTGAAAGCCAATGGCTGTGTTATCTGATGCAAGATTACTATACCCAGCCTGATAACCCACAGCGGTGTTGTTGCTGGCTGTGGTGTTGGAGTAAAGTGCTTGCCACCCAAAGGAGGAATTGTTTGCTCCGGTGGTGGTGTTACGCATTGCCTCAAGACCCGTGGCAGTGTTTTGAGCGCCGCTGGTAAGCGAGAACAGGGCGGCATTACCAACCGCAGTATTGTCATTACCTGTGGTGGGGCCACCCGAGCCTCCAAGGGCCAATCGACCAATGCCAACTTGTGTTTGGCCTGACGTTACGCCATAACCGGCCTTAAACCCCATGAACGTGTTGTAGGAGGCTGTGTCGCTATAAGCAGCTTGATACCCTACTGCGGTATTTTCCGCTCCTGTGGTTGGCGAGTAAAGAGCCTGAAACCCTACAGCAGTGTTGTTGCTGGCGGTGGTGTTGGATGCAAGGGCTTGTTGACCGATTGCTGTGTTATTTGACCCTGTCGTGCTTAATGTAAAAGCAGCATTGCCAACCCCCGTATTACTAGTACCGGTCGTGTTTGCATAGCCTACTACACGCCCAATAAAAACATTGCCATCACCTGATGTTGTGCTGTACCCTGCTTGATAACCTAAATAAGAATTACCTGAAGTGGTATTGCTGTATCCCGCCTGATACCCTACAGCGGTGCTGTTGCTGCCGGTGGTGTTGTCGTTCAAGGCTTGCATACCCACTGCGGTATTGTTGGAGCCTGTCGTATTTGTAATTAGCGCATTGATACCAACGGCGGTGCTTTGAGTGCCAGTGCTGTTGTTTTGTAGGGCAGCATTTCCTATTGCGGTTATTTGCCCCGTGGTATTAAACTGTCCCGCTACATACCCAACAGCCGTACTAGCAGAAGCGGTAGTATTGGATTGCAGCGCAGAGGAACCAACGGCTACGTTGTTTGTGCCAGTGGTGTTGGCGTAAAGAGCAAAATATCCTGTTGCGGTGTTGTTACTACCGGCGGCGTTGGATTGAAGTGAACCCGCTCCTACGCCCGTGTTGAATGAACCTGTATTTACATTCAGACTTGCATAGCCAATTGCTGTAACATTTGTAGCGGTAGAAGTTTGTGTCAGTGCAAATGCACCAAATGCAGAGTTATTATTTGCGTTGCTACCAAGACCAGCAGAATATCCAAAAAACGCATTCGCTGTACCAGTAATATTGTTGTACCCAGCCTGATACCCCACAGCGGTGTTGTTGCTGGCGGTGGTGTTGGAGTAAAGGGCTTGAAGACCCATTGCTACATTACTTGCTCCAGTTGTATTTGTATACCCAGCCTGATACCCCACGGCAGTGTTGTTGTTGGCTGTTGTGCTGAACACGAGAGCTTGGAAGCCTAATGCGGTGTTGCTACTGCCGGTGGTATTTTTATTAAGCGCATCTCTACCAAAAGCAGAATTAGAAGCCCCAGTTGTATTTTCTCTTAGTGCCACCCATCCAACAGCGGTGTTATCTGCTCCAGTAGTATTGCTGTAAGCAGCCTGATACCCCACTGCGGTGTTGTTGCTGGCGGTGGTGTTGAGAATTAAAGCATCACGACCAATGGCTGTATTGTTGGCTCCGGTGGTGTTTGACTGAAGCGCGGAACGGCCTAAAGCTGTGTTGCTATCGCCTGTTGTGTTGCTGTAAAGGGCGTAGTGACCGACTGCCGTAACATTAGCGCCAGTTGTATTGGTTCGCGCCGCCAAGGAGCCAACTGCGGTCATGCCCTCCGATGTAGTGGTTGAAAGGGCTGCTTGATGCCCCACAGCAGTGTTGTTAGAGGCGGTGGTGTTGGAAAGCAGAGATTGATAGCCTAAAGCGGTGTTATTGCCGCCAGAGCTATTGGCGTTAAGCGCAGAAGAACCCATACCAACATTAAAACTTCCAGTAGTGTTTTGCAATGCACCGGAACCAATACCGACGTTGTTGCCTGAAGTAGTTGCCGCTATCAGCGCGTTTGTACCAATAGCAACAGAATCA